GGCCCTCTCACTGATCCGACCCCCCTACCCCTTCTGTTATTATCATATCCATACCACATATAAAAATCGCGGGAACCCCCGTCAAGGGGACCCAAAACATCTTTACAATCAAAAAATTTTTATATATAGTTCATGCAACTTGAGTAATCTCATGCAAAAAGGCTTTATGCAAAACATAAACCAGCTATTACATTTCGATCCAGAGAATCCCCAGCCATACATGCCGGAGTTAGAGCGTGTCGCTGACGAGGATGTCCTGTTTGCAAAAGATTTAACCTACCGGGAAGAAGTAAGAGCCCGTGCCAGAACAGTCATTACCGAGATGCAACATGGCTTGCAGGTCGAAACTGACGAAAAAACACACAGAACTGCTGCAGATATCCTGCAGGAACGTACCCCACTAAGCGAACACGACACAAAACCCGATGTGATCCTGCAATTAGCTGCGATCATGAATGAATTTGACCACGACGTAGTGGAAGATGCCGTTCGAATGCGTCGTTTTGTGACGAATAAGCTCATGTTGGAGGCAAATACGGCTGTAAAAGCCAGTGAACGCATCAAAGCGCTCGAGTTACTAGGTAAAATTAGTGATGTTGGGCTGTTCGTTGAGCGGTCAGTCGTCACAGTTGAGCATAAAACCACGGCAGAGCTGGAACAAGAGTTCTCCGAGACCATCGAGTTGCTATTAAATCCCGCCACAAACACCTACGAGAACAAACCAGCGAGCAAAACTGCTAAATCCAGCCCGGAACCGGTCGATGTTGACTTTAAATCCATCGAGATTGGTGTTGAATGATTAAGCTAGAAGACCTAACGCTGGAACAAATCGAGCAGGTGGAGGCAAACATCCATAAACTGCCTGACTTTAAGCGTGCTAAGTTCCAAGAAATTATGCAAGAGCTGCGTAAACGCAAGTATGGTCAGACAGCACAGGTCCACTTCTTAGATTTTGTGAAACAGGTATGGCCTGGGTTCGTTGGTGGACGTCACCACAAGATCATGGCTGAGAAATTCGAGGCGGTAGCACGTGGTGAGATAAAACGGTTGGCGATCAGCCTCCCGCCGCGACATACGAAATCGGAGTTTGCGAGCTATCTACTACCAGCGTGGTTCCTAGGGAATTATCCACAGAAAAAGATCATGCAGGCGTCACATACCACGGAGCTAGCGGTTAACTTCGGTCGTAAAGTACGTAACTTGGTCGACAGCGACGCCTACAAGGGCATATTCCGCGATGTTGAGTTGCAGACTGACTCTAAAGCAGCGGGACGTTGGGGTACCAACAAGGGCGGGGTGTATAACGCCTTGGGTGTCGGGTCCGGTGCAGCAGGTATGGGCGCGGACATATTCATCATCGACGACCCACATAACGAGCAGGATATTATCAGCGGTAACTTAGATGTGTTCGACAAGGCATGGGAGTGGTACATGTCAGGTCCACGTCAGCGTCTGCAACCAGGTGGGGGCATCATCGTGGTGCACACTAGATGGTCTAAAAAAGACTTGATCGGGAAGCTACTAGACTACGCAGCTAAAAACCCAGAGGCGGATCAGTGGGAGTATATTGAGTTTCCGGCGATATTCGGCGCGGGGACTGACCACGAGGAGTCACTCTGGCCTGAGTTTTGGCCCTTGGAAGAGCTTAAAAAGATCGAGCATACCATCGCGCCACACTTGTGGAACGCGCAGTACATGCAGAACCCGACAACGGAAGAAGGCGCACTGATCAAGAAAGAGTGGTGGCAAGACTGGGAGTACGACGAGCCGCCTGAGTGTGAGTTTACGATAATGAGCTTGGACGCGGCGCAAGAAGCGAACAACCGGTCTGACTTTAATGCATGTACGCTATGGGGTGTGTTCTACATGGACGACCCGAACACAGGATATAAACGCGCTAATATTATCTTGCTGAACGCGTGGAAGGAACGGATGGAGTTTCCGGCACTGAAGCAGAAGATGTTAGAGGATTGGCAGTATTGGCAACCAGATGCGTTCGTGGTCGAGAAGAAATCAAACGGAGCGGCGCTCTACCAAGAGTTTAGAGCCATGGGGATACCTGTGAGCGAGTTCACTCCGAGCAAGGGTAATGACAAAATATCGCGTGTTAACGCAGTTAGTGATATATTTGCGTCAGGGGTTGTCTGGGCACCTAAAGGTAATAGGTGGGCTCAATTAGTAATCGAGGAATGTTCAGACTTTCCAAACGGGGAACATGATGACTTAGTGGATAGTACCACTCAGGCGTTGATGCGTTTCCGCAACGGCGGTTTCATACGGTTATATTCAGACTATGAAGATGAGCCGCAAGAGTTTAGACGGAACAAAGGAAAGGCTTTATATGCGCTTTAGAATTGTTGACTGGCTTAGAGGTTTACACAACGCTTCACTTGAACGACAACTACGCGAACCACAGAAGGTAGTTGCAAAAGGAGATGGGATCAAATATCCGCCACCAAGTTTGTATGAAGTGAAACAAATTGCAGAAGAGTTTGGGTTGAATAAGAGCCATTCTATGAGCTGTGTCGGACGAATAAAGCCAAATAACGTATATGAGAACATCAACAAAGTATGATCACGGTCAAAGGATAAATTATGGCAGGCGGAATAGATAAAGGGGTATATCAAGCCCCACAAGGCATCGAGCAACTGGCAGATATGCTACCAGAACCCGATATGGAAATTGAGATTGAAGATCCAGAAAGCGTGTCGATTCATGCTGATGGACTAGATATTGAGATTGAACCAGGCAGTGAAGCTACTGATGACTTCAACGATAACTTAGCAGAACACATGTCAGAAGGCGACTTAACAGAGCTATCTGGCGACTTGCTAGGTGACTATGAGTCGGACGTTAATTCACGTAAAGACTGGCTAGATACATACGTTGAGGGTATTGAGCTCTTGGGTATGAAGGTAGAAGATCGCACTGAGCCTTGGCCTGGTGCTTGTTCGGTGTATCACCCATTGATGGCAGAAGCATTGGTTAAATTCCAGTCTGAGACCATGATGGAGACATTCCCAGCTGCAGGTCCTGTTAAGACACAGATCATCGGTAAACAGACTAAAGAGAAAGAAGAAGCAGCAGTTCGTGTTAAAGAAGACATGAACTATCAGTTGACCGATAAGATGCCTGAGTATCGTCCTGAGCATGAGCGCATGTTGTGGGGCTTGGGTCTTTCAGGTAACGCATTCAAAAAGATCTATTTTGACCCATCTATCAAACGTCAGGTGGCTATTTATGTGGCTGCTGAAGACATCGTAGTGCCATATGGCGCGTCTAGCTTACAGACTGCCCCTCGAGTAACGCATGTGATGCGTAAAACAGAGAACGAACTACGCAAACTACAAGTAGCGGGCTTCTATCGTGACGTGGATCTAGGTGAACCTAGCCATACAATCGAGGAAGTTGAGAAGAAAATCGCTGAGAAAATGGGCTTCAACGCTACCATGGATGACCGCTATAAGCTGTTAGAAATGCACGTTGACCTTGATTTACCGGGCTTTGAAGATGTAGATGAGGACGGCGAACCTACTGGTATCGCATTACCATACGTTGTGACCTTGGAAAGAGGTACGGGCACAGTCTTAGCAGTGCGTCGTAACTGGAATCCAGACGACAAGACACGTCAAAAACGTCAACATTTCGTGCATTACGGCTATGTACCTGGTTTTGGCTTCTACTGTTTCGGTTTGATTCACTTAATCGGTGCAGCAGCTAAGTCAGGTACGATGTTAATGCGTCAGTTAGTTGATGCAGGTACGCTATCTAACTTGCCGGGCGGCTTCAAAACACGTGGTCTACGCGTGAAGGGCGATGATACACCAATCGCTCCAGCGGAGTTCCGCGACGTTGACGTGCCTAGTGGCACGATCAAAGACAACATCATGACGTTGCCGTACAAAGAACCAAGCCAAGTATTGCAGTCATTGATGAACCAAATCATCGAAGAAGGCCGTGCATTCGCTAACGCAGCGGATATGCAAGTGTCAGATATGTCAGCTAACTCACCAGTTGGTACGACATTGGCTATTCTTGAGCGTACGTTGAAGGTGATGAGTGCTGTACAAGCGCGTATTCACTACACAATGAAGCAGGAATTCAAGCTACTTGCTGGTATTATTCGTGACTACACACCTAAAAACTACTCATACGAGCCATCAGAAGGCGACCGTAAGGCTAAACAATCTGACTACGATAACGTAGAAGTGATCCCTGTTTCAGATCCAAACGCAGCGACAATGAGCCAAAAAGTGGTTCAATACCAAGCTGTAATGCAGATGGCACAGGCAAATCCACAGATTTATGACATGGTTGAGCTTAATAAGCAGATGCTTGAGGTGTTGGGCGTTAAGAACATCGGCAAGCTAATCCCTGCTGCTGAAGATGAAAAACCAAAAGATCCAGTCTCAGAAAACATGAGCTTAATCACTGGCAAACCAGTAAAAGCCTTCATGCATCAGGACCATCAGGCGCATATTGCAGTTCATATGTCAGCACTACAAGATCCTAAGATGGCAGCAATCATCGGTCAAAACCCACAAGCACAGGCAATTCAAGCTGCTGCAATGGCTCATATCAACGAGCACGTGGCGTTTGAGTACCGTCGTCAGATCGAGGAACAGTTGGGTGCTACATTACCTAACCCTGATACAGCTATCCCTGAAGAAGCAGAAGCATCAATGGCTCCATTGATTGCACAAGCTGCTAAACAGTTGTTGGCTAAAAACCAACAAGAGGCAGCTGCACAGCAAGCTCAGCAACAAATGCAAGATCCGCTTATTCAAATGCAACAACAAGAGTTGGCGATCAAACAGCAAGAAGCACAGGCTAAGGCAGCTAAGATGGCAGCAGATATTCAGCTTGACCAGCAACGCCTTGAAGTTGAACGTGAACGTATCGCGGCTCAGGAACGTATTGCAGGTGCTCAACTCGGAGCTAAAGCAGTTACTGACCAGCATAATCTTGAAGCTAAACAGCTGCTCGAAGGAGCTAAATTGGGCATGAAAGCGGTCAGTGATGAACGTAATCGTGAAAACCAAGCTGAATTGGCGGATAAACAACAAGCTGCTCAAATGGCACAGATCGAAGCCAATAAGCAGACTCGTAAGCAAAACAAACCACAATCCACTGAGGAATAAGTATGAATGACACGCTAGAGTATTTGATGGAAGAAATCGAAGAACGGCGCAAAGCTATTATTGAGAGTCTTGGCGATGGTGCTGCCAAGTCATATGACGAATATCGTTACACTGCAGGTATGGTTCGAGGTCTACTTACCGTGCAGTCTCTAATCTCAGACCTCGCAAAACGAATGGAGAACTCGAATGAGTGATGTAAACCTGGGCCAAGCGATGGATTTATCCAAGCTAGCCGACCGGGCGAAGAAGGAAGCTCAAGAGGAAGCAGAAGTACGAGCAATCGTAGGTGACGCGACTGATATTGAGAAGGCAGCGCAACTGCCAGAACCAAAAGGCTACCGTATTCTTTGCGCAGTACCAGACGCTGAAGACGAATTTGACCTAGGTAATGGGCTCAAATTGGCTAAAGACGCCTCTACTAAACGCATTGAAGAAAATGGCACCGTAATCTTGTTCGTCCTACGTATGGGCGACCTGTGTTACAAAGACGAGAATCGTTTCCCTACTGGCCCATGGTGTAAAGAAGGCGACTTCGTACTCACTCGTGCCTATGCAGGTACTCGAATCAAAATCCACGGAAGAGAATTCCGCATCATTAACGATGATACCGTCGAGGGTGTAGTTCAAGACCCACGTGGTTATTCACGCGCATAAGGAGTAAGTTATGGCTAAATTAGACCAGGAAGAATTTAAATTCCCAGATGAACAGGAAGTTAACCTAGTTAACTCTGAGACTCCTGTTAACTCAGACGAGCCTGAAGTTAAGGTTGAACTCGAGGCGGATGATAACAAGTTAGAAATTGATGTTATCGACGATACACCAGAGCAAGACCGAGACCGCAAACCATTACCTAAGGAAATGGTTGAAGAGCTCGAAAAAGATGAGATGACCGAATATTCAGAGCGTGTCAAAGAACGTATGGCACAGCTCAAGAAAGTTTGGCATGACGAACGACGCGAAAAAGAGTCCGCTGCACGTGAGCGTGAAGAAGCTGTTCGTTTTGCTCAAAGCATCATGGAAGAAAACAAACGCCTCAAGGCATCGCTATCTACTGGTGAGAAGTCTTATATGGAAGTAGCTAAGCAAGCTGCTGAACATGAGATGAATCTTGCTAAGCGTGCTTATGGTGAAGCTTACGATTCTGGCGATACTGAGAAGATTATTGAAGCACAACAACGCCTCAATTCAGCACAATACAAAATGACTCAAGTAGAAAATTATCGTCCACAATACGAAAAAGCTTTACAAGAGGATACGAATGATGTAAATATACAACTAAATCGGCCCCAAGCCCCACAGCCGGATTCAAAAGCCTCTGCATGGCAAGCTAAGAATACCTGGTTTGGATCTGATGAGGAAATGACTAGTTTAGCATTGGGACTGCATGATCGACTAGTCAGAAGCGGCGTTAGCCCTACCTCTGAAGAATATTACTCTACCATCGATAAAACGATGCGCAAACGATTCCCTGAATTTTCATGGGATGATCCGCTGGACGAGGAACCACCCGCCCAACGCGCAAAACCGTCAACCGTTGTAGCACCGGTTACGCGTAGTACCGCGCCTAAAAAAGTACACTTAACCAGATCACAATTGGCCTTGGCTAAGAAGTTTGGTTTAACCCCGGAGCAATATGCACGTGAGACACTTAAATTGGAGACTAAATAATGAGCGATCAATCTAGACAAAACCGTGAAGCGCAAACGCGTGAAACCTTTCAACGTCAGGCATTTTGGACACCAGCTGCCCTTTTACCTGAAATTAACAAGGAACCTGGTTGGGCCTACCGCTGGATTCGTACCAGCATGGCTGGTCAGGCTGACGCCATTAATGTGAACTCAAAACTGCGTGAAGGCTGGGAACCGGTGAAATTATCGGATCACCCAGAAGTGCACTTATTTGCTGACAATAACAGTCGTTTCTCAGACTCGATTGAAGTCGGCGGTCTAATCTTGTGCAAAACCCCAGAAGAATTTGTTGACCAACGTAGCGCTTACTACAATAAGCAAACACAGTCTCAGACTGACGCTGTCGACAATAACTTCATGAAGGAGAACGATGCGCGTATGCCTCTGTTTAGTCAGAAGACATCCAAAACGTCGTTCGGTAAAGGCAATTAAACTAAGGAGATAAACTATGGCTACTACTGCAGCCCCATACGGTTTACGTCCTATCAATCTGATTGGTGGTCAGCAATTCGCTGGCTCAACTCGTCAAATCAAGATCGCTAGCGGTTATGCTGCTAACATCTTCTTTGGTGATGTTGTTGCAATCGGTACTGATGGTACTATCGTAAAAGTAACAAACGTAGGTACAAACGCAGATCCATTCCCAGCTGGTACAGTTGGTGTGTTCTTGGGTTGTACATACACAGACCCAACTTTGAAATACAAGTTGAACGCACAATACTGGCCTACTGGCACTGTAGCATCTGATGCTATGGCTTATGTATGTGATGATCCTGACACATTGTTCCAAGTTCAAGCAGATGATGCTGTAACTCAAACAATGCTAGGTTCTAACTTCGGTGTGAACCAAACTGCAGGCTCAACAACAACTGGTGATTCAAAAATCTCATTAGATGTGGCTACACGTAACACAACAAACACTATCGCTATGCGTTTAGTGGATTTTGTAAACGGTCCATTCTCTACTGTTGGTGATGCATACACCGATTGTATCGTTAAATTTAACTTTGGTATCCATAGCTACTACAATGGTACCGGCGTTGGCGATTAAGGAGAATAAATAATGGCTATTTCACGCGCACAGTTACTTAAAGAACTATTACCGGGCTTGAACGCCTTGTTTGGTCTAGAGTACAAACGTTATGGTGAAGAACATCAAGAGATCTACGAAACAGAGAGCTCAGAACGTTCTTTCGAAGAAGAAACAAAATTGTCTGGCTTCTCAGCAGCACCTGTTAAAAACGAAGGCAACGCCATCGCTTATGACAATGCTCAAGAAGCTTGGACAGCTCGCTACACACACGAAACTATCGCTTTGGGCTTCAGCTTGACTGAAGAAGCAGTAGAAGATAACTTGTATGACACTTTATCTGCTCGCTACACTAAAGCATTGGCTCGTGGTATGGCGTACACAAAACAAGTTAAAGCTGCTAACGTGTTGAACAATGGTTTCAGTTCATCATATCCAGGCGGCGACGGTGTTGCATTGTTCTCTAATGCTCACCCACTTGTTTCAGGTGGCACAAACTCAAACATTCCAGCAGTTGCAGCTGACTTGAACGAAACTTCATTGGAAAATGCAGTTATTCAAATCGCAGCATGGACTGATGAGCGCGGCTTGTTGATCGCTGCTAAACCACGTAAGTTGATCATTCCACCAGCATTGCAATTCGTTGCAACTCGTTTGTTGGAAACTGAACTACGTGTTGGCACAGCTGACAACGATGTTAACGCGATCAAGAACAATGGTTCTATTCCAGAAGGTTACGCAATTAACCACTTCTTGACAGACCCAAATGCTTGGTTCTTAACAACAGACGTGCCAAATGGTATGAAACACTTCGTTCGTACTCCATTAGCTACATCAATGGACGGTGACTTCGATACAGGTAACGTACGTTATAAAGCACGTGAGAGGTACTCATTTGGGTGGAGTGACCCGCTCGGAATGTACGGTTCACAAGGCGCTTAAGCTAGTAATAGCAAGGCATTCAGAAGGGGCTTCGGCCCCTTTTGTTTTATCTGTTGTGTTATTTGTTACGATGGTATATAGTTCAAATACGTTACCAGTAACTAAGGAGCATAATATGGGAATGGGTATTTATAAAATCATTAACGTAGTAAACAATAAATTTTATGTAGGAAGCGCGGTTAACTTTAGTCGACGGAAAACACGACATTTTTCTGAGCTTCGTAACAACAAGCATAACAACAAGCACCTACAGGCGGCTTGGATTAAATATGGAGAAAACGCATTTATATTTGCTATTGTTGAAGAAGTTACTGATAAAGATGCACTACTAGCTGCAGAAAATATTTGGCTTAAAGAGCATGTAGGAAAAGATTATTGCTATAACTTAGGGACTGATGCCACTGCACCCACGCTTGGGTGGTCGGGGGAAAAGAGCCCTACTTGGGGTAGAAAGAGGACGCCAGCTGAACTTAAAGCACAAAGCTGGAAAGGAAGAAAACATAAGGATGAAGCAAAACGAAAAATAAGCAATTCATTACAAGGGCATATAGTATCAACGGAAACAAGATTTAAGATTAGCCAAACACTGCAGGGTGAAGGTAACTATTGGTATGGAAAACAACGCCCTGACCATGGTGAGAAAGTAAGCAAAGCAATCATTGCAACTGACAGTAAAGGGGTAAGCACCGAATACCCAAGTATTTCTGCACTTAGAGAAGCGTTACAACTTAAACCACCAACAGTAAACCGTGCATTGAAATCAGGAAAACCTCTTACGCGAGGCCCATTTACCGGCTGGACTTTCGAATATAAATAGTTGACACACAAGATATTTACGCGTATAAAACACACATCTAGGACATATTTTTGCCGACTCAGACTGCTTCCTAGGCAGACGTTATAGAGACTGATCGGTTAACGTGCTATAACACAAGGACATATTATGGCTAATACCACATTCTCAGGCCCATTACGTGCGGGTACTATTCGTGAAACAACAGGTACTACATTAGGTACAAACGTTGCTAACGTTGGTCAAGTAGTAATGGCGCAATCAGCAGCAATTACACAAGCTTCAGGCGCAACTAACATTGTTATCCCAGCAAACAGCCAAATCGTTGAGATTACTGTTTGGGTTTCAGCAGTTTGGTCAGGCGTTGCAACCACATTCGGTGTAGGTACAACAGCTTTGGCTACTAAATTCACAGCTGCTGGTGCAGTTGATGGCGCTGCTGTTGGTGTACTTTCAGTTACTCCAGGTACTGATGCTACTCGTACAGGTGCATTTATTGATGTAGGTACAACAGACGTTAAGATTGCTGTTACATCAACAAACACAGGTACAGGCACTGGCGTAATTACAGTTCGCTACTTACAAGCTAACAATCTAACATCATAATAGGAGCCAATTATGGCTATGCAAACAGATGTTATGGCTAAAAGCTTGACGACGACTGGTAGCGTATATGGCGCTCGCGCACGTGTACGTGGCATGGTAATCGTTCCAGGCACAGGCGCAGGTAGTGTTGTGTTGAAAGATGGCGGTGCTTCTGGTACTACTATTATGACTATCCCTACCACAGCGCTTGGCGAGCCATTCAATGTGCTAATTCCAGCAGACGGTGTTCTGTTCGAAACTAGCGTTTACGCAACATTGACTGACGCAGGCGTTACGGTATTTTATGGCTAAGAAACAGGTAAATTTATCTGTTGGCAAAGGTGAGAAGTTACCAGTCTCGAAAGGGGCTGGTCTTACCGCTAAAGGCCGTGCTAAGTATAACCGTGAGACCGGTTCTAACCTGAAAGCTCCGGCACCTAACCCAAAGACTAAAGCAGATGCTGGACGTCGTAAATCGTTTTGTGCGCGGATGTCAGGTATGCCAGGCCCTATGAAGGATGAGAAAGGTCGTCCAACACGTAAGGCAGCCTCATTGAAAAGGTGGAATTGCAAATGATTCACAAGCTATCCGAGATTAATGACCACACTAAACATGTTATGGATTGGACTTCGATTGGTATTATGTTAGGTTCATTAATTCAAATATTACCTTCTATTGCAGCAGCATTATCAATCGTATGGACAGTTATTCGTATTTACGAGACTAAGACTGTTCAAGGTTGGCTAAAGAAAGGAAAAACGAAATGATTGTTAACCCAAATGGTCAAGCACCTAAGAAACCTGAGACTCCAGCGGAGCCAGTAGCAACAAAGAAAAAGACTAAGAAAGATGCCGAGTAAATCAAAAGCTCAGCATAATCTAATGGCGATGGTTGCCCATGATAAGGCAGCCTCAAAGCGATTAGGTATTCCACAATCCGTCGGCAAAGACTTTACAGCTGCTGACAAAGGCAAAAAGTTTAAGGAGGGCGGTATGGCTCTATTCAAAGGTAAAGAATCTAAAGCTGAAGAAATGGCAGAAGCTAAAGCTGTTAAATCAGGTAAGCTCACTCCAGCTCAATATGCTAAGGGTGAAAAGAAAGAAGGCCATGGCGCTGGCGCTTTAGCTAAAGGCAAAGCACTCAAATCAGGCAAGTTATCTGCTGAAAAATACGCAGGTGAAGGCATGAAGTGCGGTGGTAAAGTTAAGAAATACGCTCGCGGCGGTGGTATTGAAGTACGTGGTAAAACTCGTGGAAAGATGGTGTAATTATGGCTGATAAACCACAAGATAAGAGCTTCATGACTAAGGTCAAGGAGTATGTTATTGGTACTCCTGAGCAGAATAAAAAAGCTGCTGAAGAGATGAAGGCTCAGGATAAGAAGAATCCTGACAGTACTCAAGCTAAGATTAACAAGGCAACCAACTATAGCGGCTATAAAAAGGGCGGCAAAGTTAAGTGCATGGCTCGTGGCGGTGGTATCGAGGTACGTGGTAAAACACGAGGTCGTTTTGTATGAGAGCCTCTCGTGGCATGGGGATTATCAATCCCAAGAAGATGCCTGGGGCTAGAGGTAAAACGATTGTTCGTAAGGACAAGCCTCAGTTTGTAAAAGAATATAAAAAGGGCGGTAAGGTTAAGTATGCTTATTGCGATGCTTGTGACCGCACAATTGATCAATGCATCTGCGGAATGCGGGGCGCTAAAGGTAAATAATGGCTATCACAACTACAGTATCAGGCACCAGTACATTCAACCTAGATCTAAACAATCTAGTCGAAGAGGCTTTTGAGCGCTGTGGTTCTGAATTGCGCACAGGTTATGACCTGCGAACAGCACGTCGTAGCCTTAATTTATTGACTATTGAGTGGGCTAATCGCGGGATTAACCTTTGGACTCTCGAGCAGATTTCCATTCCATTAGTGCAAGGAACGATTACGTATGACCTTCCGGTTGATACTATTGATTTGCTTGATCATGTGGTGCGTACGGGAACTGGTCAAAACCAAACAGATATCAATATCACCCGTATCAGTGAGTCAACTTACATTACGATCCCTAATAAGAATGCTCAAGGACGTCCTATCCAAGTTTGGATAAATCGCCAATCAGGTGCTGACTACCCTACAACAGGTGTTAAATACCCACAGATTAACGTGTGGCCTGCCCCAGAACAAAGTAGCTACTATACGTTTGTTGCGTATAGATTACGTCGCATCCAAGATGCGGGTGAAGGCGGCTCACACATGCAAGACCTACCTTTCCGCTTCCTTCCAGCTATGGTAGCTGGTTTGGCATACTACTTGAGTCTGAAAATCCCTGGCGCTTTCGAGCGTTCGCAGTACTTAAAAGCTGAGTATGAGCAAGCTTATCAACTTGCGGCGGACGAGGATAGAGAAAAAGCCGCGCTACGATTAGCGCCTAGACAGCAGTTCATGAGGTAGCTATGCCTAGTAAGTATAGCTCAGGAAAATTTGCGATTGCCCAATGTGATCGCTGTGGTTTTCGGTATAAGTTATCGCAGTTAAAGCGATTGGTTATTAAGACTAAGAATGTTAATATTCTTGTGTGTCAGGATTGCTGGGAACCCGATCAGCCGCAGTTGCAACTTGGTATGTACCCGGTGAATGACCCGCAGGCGGTAAGAAATCCACGACCAGATCTAGGATATTACCAGTCAGGTCTGAATGGCTTGCAATTAACGGATGTAACAAACCCTAATCCTAACTCGACTGGGGTACCGTTAGTCGGTAGTCGTGTGATTCAGTGGGGATGGGCCCCAGTAGGATTAAATGACCCATTTAATTTAGAAGTAAACCAATTGGTTGCCGTATCTGCTGAAGGTAGTGTAACCGTATCAACAACATAGGAGTTTAAAATGGCGTTCAAATCAGGTGCACAAGGCATTAACACAAAAGGCAAAACCAAAGGTAAACAACTAGGTATTGACGGTGCTAAGTTAGGTATCGATGGTGGTGTTTCAAAAGGCGGTAAAGCTAAGACTGTAACTTCTGCGGCAATGAAGAAGGTTGGTCGTAACATGGCTCGCGCAATGAACCAGAAAGGTTAATCATGGCTGAATATAAACAACCACAGACAGTAGCAAATCCGAATATTGGGTTTGATATTGATCCCAACACACTGAAAGCTGGTGACGTTGGTAAAAACGCAGGTACACCTCGCGTGAGCTTGGGTAACCCAGGCCGTAATGAAGTTAAGACTTCAGGCGTTGTACAACGCGGTGCAGGTGCAGCAGTCCGCGGTAAAACATCACGTGGTCCTTTAGCATAAGGTAGATAATGAATTACGCCCAGTTAGTTGCTGAGATTCAGAGTTATACAGAGAATCAGTTTCAGACTGATGATATAAACACGTTCATTAAGCAAGCAGAGCAGCGTATTTATAACTCAGTGCAGTTTCCTGCTATTCGTAAGAATATGACCGGTACGACTACACCGAACAATAAATACCTGACCTGTCCGGCTGGGTGGCTATCTACGTTCTCATTAGCTGTTGTTGACCCAACAACTAGCGACTATGACTACTTGTTGAATAAGGATGTTAACTACATTCGTGCAGCATATCCAAAAGCGACTGATACAGGTAAACCTCTATATTATGCACTGTTTGACCAAAATACGTTCATTCTGGGTCCGACACCAGATAACAATTACACTATGGAGCTTCATTTTTACTGTTATCCTGAGTCTATTGTTACTGCTGGTACTACTTGGCTTGGTGATAATTTTGACTCCGCATTACTATATGGGGCTCTTTTGGAAGCGTATACGTACATGAAGGGCGAAGCTGACGTGCTAGCTAATTACAACGCTCGTTATAACGAGGCGATGGCACTACTCAAACAACTTGGTGACGGTAAAGACCGTCAGGATGCTTACCGTTCTGGTCAAGTTAGGTACCCAGTACAATGATTACACAAACATTATGCAACGTCTTTAAACTCAATCTTTTAAAAGGGTTAGAGGATTTTGACGTTGGTTCAGCGTACACATATAAGATCGCGTTGTATGACGCTAATGCGGATTTAAGTGCTGACACATTGATTTACACAACGAGCAATGAGGTAACAGGCACAGGATACACAGCTGGTGGAGCAACGCTTACTAAAGTAGCTCCCAGTTTAAGCGGATCAACAGCCATTGTAACGTTCAGTAATGTTACTTGGAATCCAGCTAGTTTCACTACTAGAGGGGCGTTGATATATAATGCCACAACGAATGCAGCAGTTGCTGTACTAAATTTTGGCGAAGATAAAACCGCAGTGAATACATTCACTGTAACTTTCCCAGTGGCGGACGCAAACACTGCCATTATTCGCATTTCTTAGGAGTTAAATATGTTACAAAAAGAACAAGGCGGGTTTGGCGATAGCGCAACAATTACGTTGAATGCTGGCGCCACAAAAGATGAAACAGTAGGCATTGAAGGCCACTACCACGTAGAGTGCCGTGATGCAGCAGGTAACCTTAAATGGGAAGAGTCATTCCCTAATTTGGTTAATGCGGTTGGTAAAGAGCTTATGCTCGATACACTACTTAAAGGCTCAGCATACACAGTGACTGGCCCATACTTAGGCTTGATCGATGGTGGCTCCCCAACATTTGCAGCTTCAGATACAATGACCTCACACTCAGGTTGGACAGAGTTTGTTAACTACACAGTTGGCGGTTCAGCAGTGCGCGGTACAGCAGTATTTGCTTCAGCTACATCATCAGGCACAACACCAACTAACGTAACAACTTCAGCAGCTTCAGCAATCACATACACTATTACCGGTGCAGGTGGTACAGTAGGTGGTTGTTTCTTAGTAACTGGCTCAGGTGCTTCAAGCACTCAAAGTAATACTGGCGGTACCTTGTATTCAGCTGGTGCTTTTGGTACAGCTAAGATTACTACAGCTGGCGATACAGTATCAGTAACATATAGCACAACCGCTACTAGCTAAGGAGGCCTTTAATGGCTCTAGCGTTACATGATCGCGTCAGGCAGGGAGGTACGGCTAACACAACCGTTAGCTTTACCTTATCCTCTACTGTCCTTGGATTCCAGGACTTTACTGTTATTGGTAACGGTAATACTACCTATTATGCGGCTACTGACGCTGCAGGTGATTGGGAAGTCGGTATTGGTACATATTCAACGACAGGTCCTACGCTAACTCGTACGTTAATCCTATCCTCTAGCAATTCAGGTAGTGCCGTTACGTTCTCAGGACCGATTGAAGTCTGGGTCACATACCCGTCTGAGAAGTCAGTTAACCTTGATGATTCTGGTAATGTCAGTGCTTTAGGAACAGTTGCTTCAGGTACGTGGCAAGGTTCTACCGTAGGTGTCGCATATGGCGGTACAGGCGTAACATCATCTAGTGGTGCTAATTCAGTAGTTCTTCGCGATGCAGACGAGAACATTGTTGTAAACAGTGTTACTCAAGAGCTAACAAAAACAGCATCAGCAGGCGGCACAACAACGCTTACAGCCGCATCATCCCATTTCCAAGTACTAACAGGCACAAGCGCACAGACATACAAGCTGCCAGATGCCACATCATTACCTACAGGATCTACCTGGGTATTTGATAATGACTCTACACAAAACCTGACAGTCACTGATAACGCAAATGCAACCATTGATGTTGTCGCTCCAGGTGGCTATTCAACGGTAGTGCTAGAAGCTAATGGCACGGTAGCTGGAGAATGGCTTCGTTATGGCATGATCCCTGCGGAAGTTAACTGGGGTACCAACAGCCTAGATTTGGGTGGTTCTACAGTTGTAACTAACGGTATCTGGCATGGCACAACAATTGCGACAGGCTACGGTGGTACAGGTTTAACTACATTCTCAGCTGCCAACTATGCGCTGTATTCAACAGACGCATCAACATTGGTTGCAGGTACATTACCAATTGCAGCAGGCGGTACAGGGCAAACAACAGCGAATGCAGCATTTAATGCACTAGCGCCAGATCAATCAACACATTCTGGACAATATTTAACAACGGATGGCACAAACACTTCATGGGCGAATGTAACTGCAGGCGACCCAGCTGGCACAGCGCTGTTCTTATCAACAATGATGGGCTAATTTATGACAACCTATACCAATACCTCTTATGTAGCAAAAAGCGTAGGGACATCAGCGTCTACATTGACTACAGTTGCAAGTGCAACGACAGCTACACTAACAAGCTTGGTGGTAGCGAATACAACAACTTCACCGATTACCTGTGATGTGTATTTCACACGTTCTGCTACTGATTATTACCTAGTTAAAACAGCCACGGTTCCAGTAGGCGGATCTCTTGAGGTTATGCAAGGAAA